GCCGGGATTTATCGTCTGTAAGGTTGCTAAACGTCAGGGAGCAGATCCAGCGGGTGCCGGGGAAACGGACAGTCTGTGATGCACCATTAAACGGGGAACGAAAGGTTTTGGTGTTACTTTCCGGCCGCCAGGTCAGCGACGCCGGACATACATCTTCTGGCCATTCAAGCGCAGCCATAGTCACTCCTTAGTTAAACGCCAAGCATCCTCCTGGCCTGACCGTTGGTCTGAAAATCACTCAGCATGTCCTGACGCGCTTTTTTAGCGCCATCGGCAGCACCCTGACGCGCGGCCTCCTGCATGGCACGATTAAGCGCGGCGTCACCGTTACCAGAAACATTGATATGCTGCGTGATATGGATTTCTCCGCCGCCTCCCGGGGCCGTTTGAGCTCCTGTTACCCGAACGCCGAGTGAACCATCTGCAGATCGCGTGAGCGGCATAATTGCTTCTGGGCCTGCTTCTCCCATCAATCCAGCGCCTTTCGCAAAAGCAAAGTATGTGGGTGACCTGACTATACTGTTACTGTAAGCGCTGAGGCTGGCAGAAGCGTAAGTGCCACCCTTAGCGTTGAGCTGAAGACCGGATGCCGCCGAGTTGTAAGAACCAGACGGTGTTGAGCCACCAGCAGAGCCGCCAAACAATCCGCCAAGGAAACCACCACCACCCATAGATGACTGCAGAGAGTTGACGATCATCGCGTTGAGGATAATTTTCTGCATTGAAGCAAGCACTGATTTCGACCAGTCCTCCCAGTCAACCTTGTTACCAGCAAGAGCTTCAGAAATATTCCCCACAAGCCCAGACATGCTGTTGTTAACCAGATCAGCAGATTGTGAGGCATAATCCGACGCAGTATCTGCCCAGTTAGCAAAGCCCTCCTTCATGCCGGCGGCCCAGTTGCTCCTCTGGGCATCTGATGCAGTATAGAATCCCTGTTGATCACGCAGGCGCTCATCGAGATAGCGTTTATTCAGGTCCAATTCCTGTCGATACAGATCTTCCGTGATATCACCAGACTGATACTGACGCTGGAGATCTACGTTTTTCTGCTGGAATTCTTCCCTGATACGCAGCATTTCCTGCATACGCTCACGCATACGGCTGCCCTGCCCGTAACCTGTGAGTTCTGCCTGATTTGATGCTCGAGCACTGGCGTTAGCATCAGCAAGATTTGCCTCATATGCCGCCAGCTGCTCCCTGATTTTACGCTGGTCAATAAGCGCAGCATTTTGCATCAGGGTTTGTTTCTGAGCCTCCGTAAGGGTTGTAAGCTCTCCCTGGCTCACCTGATATTTTAGTTTTGCCAGTTCGGTATTCTGACCGGCCAGCGCGATCTGCTCTTTCTGCTGCTTGATAAGGCGCTTATACACATCCTCGGTTTTCTCGCCTTCGGTTTTACCGCCCTTCGCCTTAGGTTTGTTGGCCTCATTATTCCGCCATTCAGCAAGGCCGTTATTAATCAACTCCTGACGGCCTGTCTGGAATTGCGGATCACTGGTTAACCCCAGGTCATCGGCTGCATAACTCAGACGCAGGCGCTCTTTTGCTTCACCCTTCAGGCGTGACAACTCCAGATCCCGGCGGCTCTTTTCGAGGGCATCGGTTTGCTTTTTGTCGAGATCGGCCTGCGGAAGTCTGAGCGGGACGTTAGCCAGCCCCTGGCGCGCCATAAGGAGCTGGTTACCCAGGCCGAGTAATCGATTAAGTTCATCGTGCTGCCCATTCATCAACAGAAGTGATTGATAAGCCCGGTTCTGATTCGCTGCCTCCTCCCGAATTAGCGTCACACGCCGATGCTCAAGACCTTCAAGAACCTGTTGGATAGACGCAGATTTCTCCTGCATCTGGGCAAGCCTTTCCTGCTCAACAGATAACTGTTCAGTGACTGTAGTCAGTCCACGGGTCACGGTATCCAAAGATGTCAGGTGGTTAATCATGAAACCACCACTGGTCGTTGGACCGGGATTACTGATCACTGACTGATAACCAGCCATCTGCTCTTTCAGATTTTCTATCTTGCTCTTTTGTTCATCTATCAGCCTGTTCTGCTCATTCAATGCTGCGCGCGTTTTCTCAGCATTGTCTGAAGCTTCAGGCAAAGACATTGCCTTCGACTTTTTACTGACTTCATCAATCGTGGTGGCGTATTCCTGCGCCGAACGACGGGCCTGCTCCTGGTTTTGATACATCGCATACCAGGCTCCAGCACCCAACATAACTAAACCAGGAACTCCACCGATGAGACCAAGTGCACCACTCATGAGCCGAGTGCCGACAGATGTCACACTATTGAGATTACTTTGGGTCGAAACACGATTTGAGATGTTACGGTTTAAAGCAGCCTGAGCGGCAGCCAGACGCCTTTCAGCTACAGCCTGAGCGTCGGCATTTTTAGCTGCTACCAGCCCTGCCTGCGCGCGTTCAAGTGCTGTTCTGGCTCGCACCTTTTCCGTAGCTGTACCGCTGGCAAGAGCGGTCGTAAGTCTGGTATGTGCCGCAGTGACTTTTGCTTCAGCCGCCGCGACTTTTTCTTGCTGAGCCGCCTGAACATCTGCACTTCTTGAACTCTGTACTGCTTGCTGAGCCCGATAAACTTCAGCCCTGGAAGCCGCAACAGCAGACTGCGCCGCTTTATCCTGCGCGACTGCAAGAGCAACCTCTGATTTCGCAGCTGAAATTAACGCACCTGTTGCACTCGTGGCACTGGTTACAACTCCGCTGAGGTATTTTGCTAACCCAACGCCAACTAGCGCTCCAGCAACTGTTGTTATGGTGGACATATTGTCAGCAACTTCACTGAGAGCACCGCTAACTGCTGATGATGTAAAAGAATCAAGCGTCTGTGCGATACCGTCCAGCCCACCAGACAACGCATCAGTAGCACCGGTTGCCTGGTTTACACCGCCCACCCAGGCCATGAATGAGTTAGTTACTTTTTGAAGGGATCCGGAAACTGTTTGCGGCATGCTGGCAAACTCACCCTGTAATGAGCCCAACTGGCTCATTAATGCAGGAACAACCTTATCAATCGTAAGTTGCCCCTGGTCAGCCATGCTCTTCAGGTCTTTGCGGGCCACGCCCATTCCGGCGGCAAGTGCGCGGATAACACGATCACCTGCTTCGTTAACGGCGTTGAATTCTTCACCGCGAAGAACGCCCTGCGCCAGAGCCTGGCTGAATTGAGTGATAACAGAACTCGCTTCCTGAGTATTAGCCCCCGAAAGTTTAAGGCCGGTAGAAACAGCTTCGGTAATTTTCAGAACTTCGTCAGAGCTATACCCAAACTCACGCATTGAAGCAGCTGCGCGTGAAAAAAGGTTTGCGTTGTCTGAAAACGCGGTGCCAGTTCTTTGGCTGATTTCCATTAACTGGCGCTGAGAGGCAGCAAAATCATCAGCTGAAGATGATGCCTGCTTAAGACGGGCGTTTACTGAATTCCACTCATCAGCAATCTGCACGAGCTTACCCGTTGCAAAAGCTGCCGTAGCTGCGGCAGCAGCCCTTCCAGCAGATGCAAATCCGGCAGTCAAATCAGAGAGCGCCCTTTCGCTCTCTCTGGCAGCAGCAGCGGCCTGCCGACCGCCATTCTGCATGGTGCGGTAATAATCCTGCCCCATTCGTGAGGCGCGGGAAATTTCCGTCTGGAAAGATTGAGAATTGGCGGAAATTTTGATTATTAATTCGCGTAAGGTTGCCATTTATCCAAACTCCAGACGTAAAAAAACCGCCGAAGCGGTTTTATTTTTATTGTTTCCAGACCTTTTGCCTGGCTTCTTCAAGGTATTCTTCATCGGTTTTAACCGGATGTGATTCGGCCATCAAATCACTGCCACAATGTTTACATTTAATGGCTGCGTTTTTGATTATTTCCGCACAGAACGGACAAGTTTTCATACCCTCATTTTCAATTAAGTCTTTTTCTTCAGCTGCAACATCTTTCTTAATTACCAGCGAGTGTACAAAGGCAATAATAAACAGCAATGCACCATAAACCCACCAAGCAAAGAAAGAGCGGCCTTTGCTTTGAGCTATTAAGGCTGGAACTAAGCCTATTACAATTGAAACAAGTAAAATTTCCATTTTCTATCCCCAGAATTATTAGTGGCTAAAATCCTAATGTTTTCTGGGTAAAAAGTCACTGAGTTGCAGCTTTAAGTGCAGCCTCAAGTCCTGCAAACGGGTCCTTCGGTTCTGATTGCTCATCACCACCCCAGCGCAGGATCGCATCGTCCAGCGGTACTTTTGCCCCCTGCGAGCCGTAGATGGCAGAGACGAGCTGGGCAGCCTGAATGTCACCACGAATATCGCCAACCGGACTTTGCCTGTCGTACTCAATCCACATCAGAAGCTCGCTTGCCGTCATATTCTGCCGAAGCTCTGAGAGCGTGCGCCCCATCCGGAGCGCAAGCGACATCAGAAACTTTACGCCGGGGGTTG